ATGATTTTGGTAGACCGGATACTAAAGATTTACTTGGCGCGGTCAGCACGTTGGATAAAGTTATGCAGGGATTGCCGAAGGCACTGGAAGCAAGTCTTAAAATAAATGGCATTTACAGCGCGAAAACGCTGATAGACTCTGACAAAATCAAAGCTGCCAGAGATGAGTTTGAAAAACATGTTTCCACCAGTGCAATTGGTATTGTGGCTACGGATCTTGCAGGTGAATTTACACCGATCAATATGAAGCCAACGGAGATAAAGGCAGAGGTTATGTCGCTGTTAAAATCTGTTGTTCATGAGAGGTATGGTATTTCAGATGCTCTATTATCCGGTGATTACAGCGCAGAACAGCACGGTGCATTTTATCAATCCTGCCTAGAAGATTTTATTACGGAGTTTGAGCAGGGAATGTCAGCCTGTTTATTTACGCAGCGTGAGCAGGATGTGGGACATCGAATTCGTTGCTACTACAGCAAGACGGCCTATTTATCAACAGCCAATAAAATTGCGTTGGCAACACTGGCCACCAATACAGGGCTAAAAACGTTAAATGAAATCAATGATATGTTTGGTGATGAGCCTTTTGAGGGCGGCGATCGACGGCTGCAGTCTTTAAACTTTGTTGCTACACAAATTGTTGATAATTACCAATTGAATATGGCGGCATCAGGCAAATTAAAAGCAGAAACAGGGAAGGGTGATGACGGAGATGTCAAAACAAAATAATATAGACAAATCGATGATTGTTACGCGCAGTTTTAATGTACCAGATTTTAGAGCGGTTCAGTTGCAAGCAGACGAACCGACAAAGCGGCTCGAAGGGCATGCTGCAGTATTTGATGCAATGACAAATATTGGTGAATGGTATAACGAAATTATAGCAAGGGGAGCATTTGACGGATGTGATTTTGACGATGTTCTTTTTTTCGTTAATCATGATATGCAAAAAATCCCGTTGGCCAGAAGCCGGCGAAACAATAGCAATAGTACGATGCAATTGCAAATTGATACTATTGGATTGTCTGTTGGGGCCAGTATTGATACCGAAAACAACACAGAAGCCCGGCAGGTATATTCCAGCGTGGAGCGCGGAGATATTTCCGGTATGAGTTTTTGTTTTCGTGTAGCAGAAGATCAATGGGATGGACTCGATACAGATATGCCGACACGGACAATTTTAAAAATTGCCAAGGTATATGAGGTAAGTGCTGTAAACTCACCGGCATATGATTTAACGGATATTAATGCGCGTGACAAAACGGCATTGGAGAATGCCAAGCTTGCATTGGACAATGCAAGGTCGCAGGAGTTGGATAACTCTGAAGCAGTTGATATATATAAACTCAAAAACAAAATTTTAGGGGGAATCTAAACATGAAAGAAAAATTATTAAAATTGCTAAAAGCGAAGGAAGAAGCTCGTGCTGCCTTAGTGGCACAATCTGAAAAATCTTTAGATGTTGTGGAACTTCGCAGTATTAATGCGCAGGTAGAATCAATCAATACAGAACTGGTAGAACTTCGTTCTATGATTGCCGATGTTGAAACCAGTGAGACAAAAGGTGATGCAAGTAAAGGTGAAGAGGCACGAACAAAAGCCGTAAATACTGCAGAACAGAAGGTGCCAGAACAAAGATCGTTTACTCCGGGGCAGGGTTTTACTCCGATTCCGGGTGGTGGCGTGGTAACTGCTGAAGAACGTGCAGTAAAAGGCACTGCAGAAAAAGAAAAACGTGGTAAAGACTTGATGGAAGGTCGTTCTGTAACCGTGGCTAGTGGCACTATTATTATTCCTAAAGTTGCATCTTCGACAATCAATGGAACATTTGTGCAGGTGTCCAGTTTGTTGGATGGTGTAGATCAGTTGCCGCTTAATGGTGGGGAATCTTTCAGTCAGCCGTATGAGAAAGAGACTCCGGACGGTAACTATACAGATGAGGGTATGGCAGTTGCTGATACCGATGTAGCATTTGGTTATGCAGATATCAACAAAACAAAAATTACGTCATACAGCGAAATTACGAACGAAATCAAGAAGTTGCCAGCAGCGGATTATGAAGGTGTAGTTATGCAGGGAATTACCCGTTCAGCCCGAAAAAAACTTGCCAAAGAAATTTTAATTGGTACGGGTGCGACAGGGCATTTGACAGGTATTTTGACTGCAGCGAGCAATGCTATTGAAGCGGATAGTGATATCAGCGTTGCAGCTATCACCAATACGACATTGAATGAAATAATTTTCGGGTATGGTGGTGACGAAGCGGTTGAGGATCAGGCGGTATTGATTCTTAATAAAGCGGATTTAAAAGCTTTCAGCCAGCTTCGGACAACCGATGGGAAACCGTTCCATACCATTGTTACCAGAGGAAACTCGGGAACGATTGATGGGATTCCTTATATTATCAACAGTGCGGCTTCGGCGGTATCCGATGCAAAAACAATATCTGGTGCATACTGTATGGCATATGGAGCTTTAAGCAACTACAAACTGGTTATATTCTCCGATCTTGATGTACAGCGTTCTACGGATTACAAATTTAAAGAGGGCATGATTGCTCATCGTGGTGAAGTTTATGCCGGAGGTAATGTTGTAGCCTATAATGGATTTTTGCGAGTGAAAAAGGCCGTTCAGGCATAAAAAAAGATAAAAAGTTGTCAGGCTTCTTATAGCGGCCTGACAAATGAAAGGATAAGAACTATGAAAATTAATGTTATTGAGTCGTTTATCGACAAAGAAACTGGTGAGTCATATAATTCAGGTGCACTTTATGAATCGACCAACAAAGATCGAATTAATGAATTGCGTGAAGGTGGATTTTTGGCAGTGCCTGAGATAAAGAAAGAAGTAGAAGGTAGTGCTGCAAATAATGGTGAGGAACCTAAAGCAGATGGTGCTGCTAATCCGGCAGGAAAATAAGTATGGATATAAATCTGCTGAAAAAATATCTCAAGATAGATGATGACATAACCGATATGGATGATATCTTGGTCGGCTATCTCGCAGCGGCTGAAACCTATATTACAAATGCGGGTTGCAAGGTTGATTATAGTAATAAGTTGTGTGAAATCATTATCGTGATTTTAGTTACAAAAATGGTTGAAAATCCGGACATTTTAACGGTAAAACATGCAGAAAATACAGGAATTACACTTCACGGAATGATAGCCCAACTTAGGATGTCACAAGGTTAGGAGAATCATATGAGACATGGGAAATTAAATAAACGGATTGTAATCTTGCGCTATGAGGATGAAGAAGATGTTTTGGGCGGCACAGAAGTAATCCCAAAAGAATTTTTGAAATGTTGGGCAGCCATTGAACCGTTGCGTGGACGTGAGTACTACGAAGCGCAGCGCCTTAAGGATGCTGATAATTTTAAAGTAACAATTCGTTATAGAAGAAACATTACGGCGGATATGCTGATACGATATGGCAACCAAACTTTTCAGATTCAAACGGTGACTGATCCCTATGAAGCACATGAAGAACTGGAACTTTATTGTATTCTAAAAAAGCGAGGGAAAGGTGTTACTACAAATGTCTGATGATGGTTTTGATATTAGTGGATTAGATGAATATAAGACACATATTACGGTTATGGCAAATGAATTTCCGGCAACAGCTGAAAAACATCTAAAAAAAATTGGCAATAAATTTAAAAAAATAGTTAAAGAGAAGTCTCCGGATAGCGGAAAAGATCATAAAAAGAAACTTAAAGATTCTTGGAAATCGGAGGTTAAAGGTTATACTGGCGCAGAGTTAAGCATGGACATTTGGAGTACTTCCCCACATTTTCATTTAGTCGATCGGGGCCACGTACAAAAAGATAAAAACGGTGTTGCTAAAGGATTTGTGCAAGGAAAACATTTTCTCGAAGCCACAGCGCAGGAAGTTGAAAGCGATGTTCTACCAGTTGAAATAGAGAAGCTATTCAATGATATTAGTAAGAAGTTAGGTGATTAAATGCTAAAGCAAAAAGAAATTTGGGGAGCGGTTCTTGCTCTACTTAAAACAAAATATGCTTGCAAAATATATACGGATGAAATCGTAAAAGGGTTTGAACAGCCATGTTTTTTTGCAAAGCTGATTAAAACGAAGAATACGGAAACAAAAAATGTAAACAGCAACAATTTAGCTATTATCCTAACTTATTATGCTGATCCTAGTGTTAATAAGCAACTTGCTTTCTTGGATATGGTAGATGTTATAAATGAATTATTCGGCATTGGTTTTCAAGTCGCAGACCGTTATCTACACATAAAAAATATTCAAACAGAACGTATTGGTGAAGAGCAGGATATTTTACAAGTCACAATCAGGATTGATTATCTGGATAGTACAGGCTATGATCCAAACGCAGGTTATGACATTATGCAGCATTTAAATCAAGATGTAGCAAACCAATATTAAAACAACCTATATTTGTATAGGGAGAATAAAAAGCCGCTTAGAAACAATTCTGGGCGGTTGTTTTTATGGAAAAATGAAAGGATGATTATAAATGGCACTTGGATTACCGAGTATTACGATTGCCTTTAAATCGACCAGTATCACAGCAATTGAACGCAGCCAGCGCGGTATTGTTGCAATGATACTTAAAGAAAAAAAGGTAGCTGCCGCAGAAGGTGTAACGGGCAATGAAGCCCTGTTTTCTGGTAGCCCATATACAATTTACACGACAACAGATATTCCAGATGGTTTGATCGACGCGAATAAAGAACAAATTGAACTTGCTTTAGGCGGTTATCAAACCAGTCCTAAACATATTCTTGTTTATGTAGAAGACGATTCGGCCACGGATTATGATGAGGTTCTGTTGCAATTAGAACATGCAAGATGGGATTATCTTGTTATTCCAGAAATTGAATCGACGAATGTCCAAAAAATTGCTGCATGGATTAAGGGAATGAGGACAGTTAAAGATAAGATGGTCAAAGCTGTTTTACCCAATTGTTCAGCAGACTTTGAGGGTGTCGTAAACTTTACGAACAGCAAAATCATCACAGCAGCAAAGGAATACACGACAGCAGAATATTGCAGCCGGATTGCAGGTATGATCTGCGGAACACCAATGACAATATCTTGCACGTTTGCACCATTATCAGAGGTCATTGACTGTGATAAATATACAAAAGATCAAATGGATACGAAAATCGGGAATGGCGAATTGCTTATTATGTTTGATGGAACGAAGTACAAGATAGCACGTGGTGTAAATTCTTTAGTGACAACGATTCAGGGGAAAAATGACAGTTTCAAAAAGCTGAAATTGATCGATTGCATGGATATGATCCACGACGATATTAAGGATACGGCGAATGATAGTTATATCGGTAAGTATGCTAATAGTTACGACAATAAATGCTTGCTTATCAGTGCTATTCAAGGCTATTTTATGCAGCTGGAAATTGACGGACTTCTTGATAAAAACAAGAATGATTGTTTTATTGATTTGCCCGCACAAAAAGCATATTTGCTTTCTAATGGTGATTTTGATAAAGCCGCGCTTGCGACCATGAAAGATCAAGTTGCTAAAGAAGCAAATACACGGGATCAAGTTTTTCTTGCCGCAAATATCAAGATTCTTGATGCAATTGAAGGAATTACGCTAAATGTAAGTATTTAAGGAAGGGCTGGATTCTTTCGGCCTTTTTTTTATTTAAATAAAAAGGAATGTGATTATAAATGGAAGGTATGAAAGCACAACAAGTAATGTCGGGTACCAATGGTGAGGTCTGGATTGATGGTGACTATATGGCCCAAATTACAGAGTTTAAAGCAAATGTTACGCTTAAAAAGCAGGCTGTAAATATCGTAAAGCAAATGGCAGATGAATTTAAGGTTGTAGGCTGGGAAGGCAAAGGATCTTTAAAAATGAACCATGTATCTTCCTATATGGTTACGAAAATGGCTGCTAATATTAAGGCTGGTAAGCAGACGGTTTGCACACTTATTTCAAAGTTATCAGATCCGGACAGTATCGGTACCGAACGTGTTGTCATTAAGGATGCAACTTTTGACAGCTTAACCTTAGCAGATTGGACTGCGAAAAAGATCGGTGATGAAAGTTATAATTTTACTTTTACCGATTTTGATATTTTAGATAGCGCTAACGAATAAATATTAGATTGTCCACGCTCACGCGTGGATATATTCAAACAGAAAAGGAATGATTTTAAATGTCTCTTATTGATAAATTATTACAGGCCGATGCAAAAAAGATAACGGAATTACCTCATAAAAAGTATGAAATAAAGCGCTTATCCAAGGTGCTAAAAACTGATTTTATACTTGATTTATCGGCAATTGGTTCAAAACGTTACGCTGAAATTCAGAAAAATGGTGTGGATATAGGGAAAAAAGGGAATGTTAGAGATGTTGATATTTATTCAATGAGAATGCTTATTCTTTTGGATGGCATTAAAGAACCGGATTTAAAAGATCAAAAGTTGCTTGATCATTTTAATGCTGTAAC